TCATAGGGGTTTGCCAAGAGTGAAGTTGTAGGAGACGATGAAATACAGCCCTGTCACTTTGGGTTCCGCGTCGGTGACGACGGCCTCGAACCGCTGCTCATGGGAACCGAGGCAGTCGGCCCATGCCAGGGTTCCCTTCCCCGCCGTCTTCCAGTCGCGGAGCCATTCGTAAAAGCTCCTCCACGCGTCCATGTGGGAATCACATTCCCGGACGGTGGAGATGGAGAAGGACATGGAAAGGTTCCCGAAGGCATCCAGGCGGGGAAACGGACTGTTGATGATGGGAGTTGCCGAGGTGCCGAACTGGACCGGGAAAGCGTGTTCCGGCAGGGCATCGAGCAGGCATTCCCCGGCGCGGACGACGGGGCGCCCGTCAAAAGTAACGGAAAAAGGAGAAACAGTCGTTTCCATGTCTCAAAAATGGTAAAGGGAATACGGGCCGCCCCTCCCCATGCAAAGAACCAGAGGGGCGGCCCGCGTGTTATGCCTCGGCAGAAGCCGGGAAAGCGATTTCCTCGGTGGGCGTCAGGGAATTCAGGGAGGAAGGAATAACCTCAAGCGTCAGTTTCGGCGTGAGCAGCTTGTTGTTTTCCGTGGGGAGTTCCACCTTGAGCAGCGCCGCGACTTCCAGGACCATGATTTCCTTCTTGTCTTCCTGGTACTTGGTGAGGCGCGCCCATACCTTTTGCCCGTAGATGTTGCGGGAAAAAGGCTGCACTTCCTTCCCGGCTTCCAGCTTGTCGCACTGATAGATGACCTGCCAGCAGACCGGGTTGATTTCCGTCGAGTTGATTTCGATGGTGTTGCCCGTCACCTTGGTGTTCTTCTGCGTCACATACGAGGTCGTATCGCGGGAAAACACCGTGCGGGCGTCGTCTTCGGTGGTCGGCGTGATTTTATAGTCGATCACTTCATTGGCGACCATCCAGGCGTCGGAATCCTTCGCCGGCTTGAAATGCTCGTCCACCGTGTCCGTACCGCTTTCGGCCGTGACTGTCGTTCCGAACGGGCACAGGTCGAGAAAGGTGCCGACCAGCATTTCCTTGTTGTAGAGTTCTGACATGGTTGTTAGCTTCTTACGTAGTCAATAAAGGTCACTTTCCCGGCGTCGGCGTGGACTTTGTACACGTCTTCCGGGATGTGGACGATTTTTCCCCGCGCGGCAATGCCGTGAGGGAGTTCCAGCTTGTTGACGACAACCCGGCATTTGACGATGCGGGGCGCCGGAGTAGGGGCGGCCTCCTGGGCCGCGGGGGTGGTGGTTTTAGTTGCCATGTTTCAATATTGCTATTTGTTCAATCGTAAGTGTTACCGCCTTGTTGGTTAACTGTACCCGGCTGGACTCCGTGCTTGTAACCTTGAGCTTCATGCTGGGTAGCCAGTTGAATTCCCGGTGCCCTTCAAGCCCGATGGCGAGCAAGTCGGCCAGATCGTCCGCATCCCAGCCGAGCACGGCGGTCGCATCGGACTTTTTCAGGACAGGGTTGCTTTCAATGACGATTTTGGTTGTCAGGATGGCGGCATTTGTGCCTCCGTACTCCTGAAGGGGCTTGCGCTTCGGGGCGCACACCAGCACGCAAATTCCCAGCTTGGAAAGCTTCTGGTCAATCAGGGCTTTCAAGCTTGCATCCCAGCCGCGCATGACGATACCGGGGTCTTCCCCCCCGTTGTAATGGGCGCACAAGGAAACGATCTTCTGATAGATTTTTTCCCCGATGGCGATGCGCGGGCTTGCAGGTAGAGCGCTCATAGTTCGCACCAGTTTTGATAGGGTTCCCCGGCGCCGAACACCTCCACGCCGTCGCTCTCCGCGTCGTAGGGGGCAAGGTAGAACTTGCCCTCCCGGACGGCCCGGAAAATCTCGCTGGCCGTGCTGTACTGCTTGGCACGGGGGGACCCTTCCAGGTCTCCCATGTCAGGCAGATCGGCCAGCATGGAGTGACGTATCCAGACAAGCGTCGGGTGTTCCAGTTCCTCCGGAACCTTCCCCTGCCCTGTTTCCAGGACAGGGTATTTTCCGGAGGCGTTGACGATGCCGGCAACAAGGTTGCACGTCGTTCTGATCAGGGCGCCGGCCCGTTCCGGGGAATCACCTTCTGCACCTGCCGAATCAAACGCCGTGATTTCGGCGTCCGCAAGGAAGGCCCGCAGGGTGTTTTCCGTGATTTGGACCAGCGCCATGACGTTTACACACGGATGGAGAGTTCACACTTGGCGGCGGTGTTGTCGCCGCTGGCAGCGTCCGCAACGGCCTTGAGCCGGATGTAGCGTCCCATGTCGTAGGGGACACGTCCGGAAATGCTGTTCGCAAGAGCGCCCGCCGCTTCTCCCGCCGTGGGAGCCAGGGAGAACCCCGGCACCTCGGCCCAGCTTTCGCCATCCTCGGATGCTTCCAAAGTCAGCGTGATTTTCTTTCCGGCAGCCAGGGTCGGAAGGTCTTCGTGCTCGATGACGATCGCCATTTCATCAATGCCGCCCGTCTGCCCCGCATCCAGTACTTCGGAATAGACCGCCTTGCCTGTGCCCGGCATGTTCATCCGGGCCGTCAGCAATTCGTCCTTGCGGGTGTGTCTAATAGGATTCACTGTTTAAGGTTCCTTTCTCTGTTTTATTTGTTCTTCTTGTTGGCAACCTTCTTCGGCGCGTGCTTGCCCCAGTGGGAAATGCCCGTGATGGAAGACAGGTCGCTTTCGTTGTTGACGATGGAGTCCGTCACCAGAATCGGGATGCCGTGGGCATGCGTCGGAATCGGAGCGGAGCCGGAGGAATCCCCGCCCGCCTTGCTTCCGTTGACAGAAACACTCACCACATTTCGGCTCTTGCGAAGCTGTTCCAGGGCCATACGGTTCATGATGAACTTCGTCACACGGGAGCCAGCCGGGAACAAGGCCAGCAATTCCGCCAGCTTGTCGTCATCCAGAGTCGTTCCTTCCGCGGTTCCGATATTCTTCAGGCGTGCGGCAGACAGCTTGGAGTTGTTGACCAGCGCAACAAAGGCGGTCAAATCGGCAGCCTTGCCGGGAATGGCTCCCTGCTCTCCCGTTTCCGGGTCCTTGCCGGGAATGTACGTATCCTTGAACGGCCCGAGGCTGATTCCCCGGTCGCGGCCCCAGCGCCAGTGCACGCCCTTGGGACCTTCAATGACGGCAAAGACGGACGTTCCGTCGTAACTGCCGGCAGCTTTGGAGCTGTCCGCGCTTATGATCATCGTGTCGTCAATGAAGTCCGGAAGTCCGGGGAAGCCGTTCTTGTCGATTTGCGTTCCGTAAAAACCCTGGGCCCCTAGGGAAAGCAGAACGCCTTCCGTAATCCCGGAAGCTTCGTCGGCCAGTACGGCGGCTTCTCCGTCGTCAGAGCTTGCCAACGTAATGGTGTCTACAAAAACGATGGAGGAAACGGGGAACAATTCTACATTCCTTGCTTCGTAGGTGCAGGACGTATAGCCAATGGGAGCATTGGCCGGACGGAACCGGGAACGGGGTACGCCGGTGCGTACAAACGTCTTGATCATGGTCTTGGAACCCACCACGGAAGCAAGCTGCGTTACTTCAGGAGCGGAAAGACCCACTTCTTCGATCAATCCGATGTCGGATGCCGAACCGTTGCGTTTCTGGATGTCCAGTAGAGTCAAAAAAGCCATGGCTTAGTTCTTTTCCTTGTTGATGTTTTCAATGATGCGGTCACGTCCGGTGAGTTCTTCGCCGCCGCTTCCGCCTTTACCCTTGTTGGCGACCACCGTCGCAAACGCGGGGTCCGGCTTCATCGTGTCAATCAAAGCCTTGCCGGCCTTGATATTGGCAGTCAGGGCGGTCTTGAGCGCTTCCTTGGCTTCTTCGTTTTCCGGGGCAATCTTGCCGGCCTTGATGGCGGCTTCAATTTCCGCGTCAATGAGAGCCGCCTTGGATGCTTTCACCTCGGCAAGTTCCTCTTCCGCGGCTTTCAGTTTGGCTTCGGTGTCGTCCAGCTTGGCCTTGGCCGCCTTGCAGGTGGCCGCTTCCTTTTTGGCGTCCTCCGCCTCCTTTTTGGCCGCTTCAAGGTCTGCTTCGGACTTCTCGCCACCTTCGGATTTCTTCTTCAGGTTGTTGATTTTATCCTCCGCGATCTTGCCGGCCTTATCAGATGCGGCTTCCTCTTTGGTGAGGACGCCGCATTTAACCAGTAGTTCGTACATTGTTGTATTTGTGTTGTTTGTTTGGTTATGAACGGCGTCGGTATCCTCTCCGTCGCTATTCAAGGGGGTATCCGGTCCAAGGACCGTGAAATTCTCAAGTTTGGCCTTGCTGGCCGCAATGCGGGCAATGTTTTCAAAAGCCGGGTCATTGACCAGGGAGCCCACCTCAATGTCATCCGGTTCCAGCCCCACGGGTTTGCAAGTGTTGAGGTCAAGCCTGAACGCCGGTGAAAAATAGCCGTAGTCTTTTCCCTCCTTGGCATTCTTGCCGCTCAATGTCCATTCGCCCACCAGAATTGGCCCGACCCCGTCCAAATAGTCAAAGTCGGACGGAAGAAAGGAGGCTGGCCCCATTTTATGATCAAACAGACAGACAGGACGGACGTTTTTTGCCAGCTTTAAGGCTAGGTCACGTTTCAAGGGGTCCAGACAGGAGCGGTCTACAATCACCTTCTGCCGCCCGCCAACGGATGCATTGATATAATGCACGCCCTCCGGCATGTATACAATGCGTGCCGGAGAATCACCACTGAACGCAAGAGGGACGTTAAACTCAAAATCCATGCCCCAAGCATGGCATGAAACGCGATTGCGTAAATAGCTGGGACTGGCCCTCACTTTCGGCCATCCAGGGAGGCGGCCAGAACGTCCATGAGCTTGATGCCATAGGCCGCGGCCAGTTCTTCGCTGGCCGGGATGGCGTCCGGCCACGGGTCCTGTGTGATGGATTGGCGCAGGGCGTATACCGCACGCACCCCGCCGCCTTCTACGGCCTCAAACAGGGCGCTTTTGTTGGGGATGGTGAACAACTCCCCGATTTCAGAGCGATAATCAGCCGCCCGGCGCCCGTGGGCCTCCGGAACAAGGGGAATGGTAAGTGCTCCGGCGTTTTTGGCCGTGATCGTCCCTCCCCTGATTTTGTGCCTCAGGGAACCGTCCTCGTCGGGATTGGTGATCACCGCGCCAGAAGCGTCCGCGGAGGAAAGGAACCATTTGCGGGCAATGTTGGAAAACCAGCCCGTAGACATGCGCCCCGGCCCATGCGTAGGAAGGGAGTTGTTGACCCAGTGTTCCCGCCCCTTGTTGTCGTACCAGGACGCCAGATAGTCCCGCAGGTATTCCCCGCTTTCCCGGTTCGCGGCTTCCAGCGTTTCCGGGGCAACGATTTTCATGGCCTCATTCAGCACGGCGTCAAAGCCGCTCATTTCAATTTCAATGTTCATGGCCCGTCATCCTTCCACATTGGCGGTTTCCGGCTCACGCATGGAGTTCCAGCCGGCTTCCAGCGCGGCGTGCTGGACCTTGACAAGCCGGTCTTCCAGTTTGGAGGTGTCTATCTGGTCCCACAGGTCCGGCACCTGCTCACGGGCAGACCGGATGACCGTTTCCAGGTCTTCCCCGGCCTCGACGTCGGCAATAAGGGTTTCCATGAATCCGGCAAGGCCGGAGGTCAGTTCATGGGCCGCCTGGTCCGTCTGGCGCCCGATGCGGGCGGCAATCCGGTTGATCTCGTCAATGTGCTTCAGCGTTTTTTTTTACGCGCTGCATGCACCAGGGATTCCCGGTCCAGGTCATCCATCTCTTCCGTTCCCGCGCCGGTTCCGAACGTGGGAGGCTGGTAGAGTTTCGCCCCTTCTTCAGGCATGGGTATGTCAAGCCAGTCGTAAACCTGTTCTTCAGCGACGGGAACAATCTTGGTTGCCCTGTCTACCCAGTCAAGTTTTGCTTCGCTCATGCCGGAGGACGGGTCCTTGAAAGAGATGATCGGCAGGTGCTCCGGAAGACGGCCCATGTTGAGCCGCAGAATGGCCGGAACAAGTTGCTGGTTGAGGATGCCGGCAACATATTTGCCGCGGGCCAGCACGACCTTGTTTTCCGTGGCTTCATGCACTTCTCCCAACGCACGGTTGCCGCCCTTGCTGGAAACGTCACTGGTCAGGGTTTGCCCTAAAATCAGGATGTCACAAGCATTATTGGACTCGCGGAGCATGTCCAGGTGCGGAAGCTGTGTCCCTCCCTTGACGGCGTCGACGAAGTCAACCTGTGCTTCCGGGTCAGTCACCAGGATACCGGTTTGCCCGAATTTAATCATTTGGTCAAATAGCTTCCGCTGGGCCACCGTTCCCGATGCCCTGCCATGACGAAGAGGGGAACCGAATATCTGGCAGAATTGCATGAACCAGGAGAGGCCGAACTTGGCAGCCCCGAACCACCCGACCAGGGCGAGCAGGTTTGCTCCGTACATGGGGTGGTCAAGCCCGTCGCAGTTGATGGCGGCAATGAATTTATCAGGCGGGAATTCCATTTCGGGGCTATTCCCTATTCCGTCCGGACACAGTACAAGGCGGTCAATCTGCGCCGGGTAGCTGGACCATTTGTAAAATGTAGATGGAATGGGGCAATATGCGCGGGGAGACCGTATCTTACCGGGTTCCCACATGATTTCCAGCACGCCCACACCGCGTTCCGGCGCTTCCGCCAGGGCTCCGATCAGTCCGTTCAAATCCAGTTCCCACTTCCCCTGTTCCAGCCGGCAGCGATATAAGGCGGATTCAACAAGATTCGCGTGCTTGATGGCTTCCGGAGTCGGCTTCTTTCCCTTTTCCGCCCACGGGGTCACGGCAAGCTCCAATTCCTGCACGTTTTCCCGGAGCTTCCGCAAGTTGCCCCGCAGCCGCGGCCATTCGATTTTCATTGAGCGGAACACGCGTTCCAGATCGAGCATGTTGCCCGTCTGGACGCTTTCACGGGCATTTTTCAGCACCTTGGGCGTGATGGTCTCATAGATGCCGAGATAGCCGCGTTCCTGCGGGGAGCGGTCCTCGAAAATCTCAATGTCAGCGGCCTTGGTTGTCTTGGCGGCCTTTTGGCTGCGGGGCTTCTTACTCATGGGACGGATAAGTGGGGGTAAGGATTAAACGAGGGAACGGGCAACGCTGTAGGCGTCATCACAGCGGTTCAGCCAGCCCTTGCCGAATACGGAGAATTGCTTGCAGGAGCGATAAAACGCCTTGCGCTTTTCCTGCAGACCAATGAGGAATACCGCTTCATCAGTGCCAGCCAACTGGTCCTGTAGCTCCTGTCGGGTCTTGGGTCCAACAATGCCGTCCACCGTGAGCCCGGCGCCGTGGATGTTCAGAGCACGTTGCAGGATCTTCCCGGTGTTCCTGCTTCCGGAATTGAAATAGTGGTCCCGGAGGAAGAACTCAATGCCCGGATGGGCGTCAGAACCAATCCAGGCGCGGACCGCGGCGGTATTGTCCAGGACGTACTGAAGGCAGCCCTCCCAGGCTTCTTTCCGCTTCCCGGCGTCCAGCAGGGCTTTCAAGCGGTTGAATACCGCGGGTTCAATGCCGTCGCAAATGCCGCAAATCTCCCATTTGCCGCCCTTGTCGGCGGCAGGGAGGCGGGAGACGCGCAGGGATTCCGGCCCGGTCACGCGGCTGTCTTCAAAGCGGAGGATGGCCGCAGCCATGTTTCTTTCAATGGTGTTCATGTGAGTTATAACTTAATTTTGTTAGAATTGGTTAGAACTTCCGAGGATTCCTTGGCAGCTGGTTCATTTGTTTGTCTGGTGTTCAAGGTTGGAAAGGCGGAGGTCCATTGTGCGGAGTATTTCGGCGGTCTTGGCCGAGGTTTCCGCCTGTTCCCGGACCACCGCCTTGAAGTCCGTGTAGATGTAGACGGCGGCCATAGCTCCGCCGAACATCATGATGATGTCCTTGTACTTGCGGAGGGTTTCCAGCCGCTTGTCTACAAAATCACACATGGTCTTATTTCTTGAGGGCTTGAACTACGGGCGGCGTATCCGTGGTGGGCTGGGCCTGGCTGTAGGACAGGTGGCCCGGTTCTAGCACCAGGCAGGAACCGTCCTTGCAGACCTCCGTGCGGTCCGGGGTAATGTCCACGTTATGCCCGCAGCCGGTTACGGTGATGTAGCCAGCAGCGGCCAGAGCGCCGATGATGGCGCCGATGACGTACTTGACCCAATTCCCCCAGCGGGCAGATGCCGCCTGCTGGACCTTTTCGATGTCGTTTTTATTTACGTTCATATTTGTTATTTATTGGTGGTGAAATGTTTAAAGAATGCGACGGCAGCAAGGCTCGTGATCGTGAATTCCGGGTAGTCCGCAATGGTGAACATCCGGCGGCCGCCCTGGGGATTGATGGCCTCGACGGTCAGCTCCACGGCCTCAATCTCCACTTCCGCGGGGTCAAATGGCTCGTCCGGTGCAAGAGCGGTTACATGCCCCAGCCGTGCCCACACCTGGGACGCCTGCCACGGTTCCGCCAGTCCCACCAGCGCGGCCACGACGGCGGACATAGCCGGGGCCTGATCGGCGGGTATGTCGTCCTGCGTGTAGCGGCCCGTGCAGGTGTAGCCGTCCGCATCCCGGTAAATGGCCGTTAGGGCGAATTCCTGCCAGTCGCCGGGCCGGAGGAACTGTATCTGTATTTCTGCGTTCATGATTTAAACGGTTCGTTGATGTCCACAAAATCCGCTGTGGACTCGGTTTCAATGGCGTTGCTTGTTATCGCTTCCAAAGCATAATAAACCGGGTTGACATTGCCCGGTTGGTAGTTGGTGCGCTCTGCGGTGCCCACAAAAAGACCAACAGAACCACCGGAAACTCCCAGTACATCTGAAACAATGCTGGAAAATCCTGGTCCCGTCTCAAAGGTTGTAACGCCGCGGACCGTAGCAATCTTCCAGAGTTGCTGATTGCTGCCGCCTCCGGTCAAGAGATACAATGCGCCGTAGGCATCCCCATAATCCCCCGCAATGTAGGAGCGTGGCGCATATTGCTGGTAGATGATCTTGTTGACGATGTAGGGTATTGGTTCATTACCAGATGCCGGGATAAAGCTGGTTGTGGTTTTAACCTTCCAGCGCTGCGTGGACTCGGTACAGTATATTTCACGGACACGGATTTCATAGCCGCTACGGGTGGTGTCGCGGACATTGGTAAAGGTAATATCCAGTATCTCCCCGGTATTGTATGCCAAGTCATTGCCGGGGATGATGCTATATGAGTCCAGGGTCAAATCTTTCCGTACTGTTTTGTTCCCTCTTCCGATACCAATGGCGAATTTGCCCGCTGCCGAGAGTTGCCAAGGCACGCTTAATCCCGCAAAACTGGAGTAGTTCCACTGGCCCACCGGCCCTATGAAATTGTGTACAACGGTACTGTGCGTATTGGCCGGGATGACCGTTTTTGCGTATTGGCCGGGTATGATTGCAGTAGAGGCTGCCGCCCCCGTAGCCGTAATGCTGCCTGTGTCCAGATAGGTCCGCTGGGTATAGATGTTGGTCACTCCGGCCATGCCTGCGGCATACAGGCGGTTGACGGCCATCATGTCCATTGGAGCCCCGGCAGCCAGCGGGATATTGATGCCGCCATTGGCGTTGATCATGGCGTCATAGGTCTGCGGCTGTGTCCAGGTGTAAGCCTGGGATGTGTCCACGGTTCCCACGTCCCCGCGCGGTATGGTCATGTCGAGAGTGTAGGAGCCCGCCGTACTGCCCGGCTTGAGTTCCGCCGCGGCCTGACTGCCGGGGGCGCCGGTGGTAATCGTGCCGGCTGTCAGGGTCATGCCGCTGGCAATCTGCTCGGCTTCTTCCCTGGCCTGCTGGGCGGCGGCCGCATCATCGGCAATCTGCTTCCCGGTCTCCGCCACATTGGCGGCCAGGGCGTCAAAGTGTCTGCGGGAGGCCAATTCAATTCCCCCAACGCTGACGCCGGCGTCATAGGCAACGGACATGGACAAGGCAAGTCGGGAGTAGTTGCGCCATGCCAGCTTGTCGCCGGAGGCAATCAGCACCCCTTCCGTTCCCCCGTGTGAAGCGGCGGCCCCGTAAGCAATCAGGGCCTTGCTGACGGTCGTTCCGGAGCTATCCACGGCATACACTTCCAAAATGAGCCGGTCCGCCGCAGAAACGGCGATTCCATCAAAATTCCAATGGCATTCCATTGTGCTCGCATTGATGGAGGTCCAGGACGCCGTTGATGTGCTGGTGCCGAGCACTTCCAGCGGAAGAGCCAGCCCCGCGGAATACCTGCACAAACGCGCCATCCAGCGCGTACCGTTGGCTTCGCTGGCCGGAGTCTGCAAGGCAATCTTGTTGAGCCTGTAGGAGCCAGCCAGATGCCCGGAAATATAAGTGCTATTGAGGGCAAAGGTGAAATAGTTGAAGTCCCGCGTGCTGGTTCCCGCCGACATGGTCAAGACGGTTTCACCATCCACGGGGGTCACGTACATGCCGCGCTCCTGAAGGGATTTCTCAACGGCATCATCCACCCAAGCAGGAGATTCGGAAATAACGGTAATGGTGCCGCCTTCATCCGCTGGAATCACGATGTCGAGATAGTCCGCGGGAGCGTTGTCATCCACGTCCACGGGAGTGACACGCGGGGCCACATGAATGACGCCAGCCAGCAGGGGCTTGTCTGTCCCGTCGCCGGAGACAAGGACATCATACCGATGGCAGCCAGCCGCGAGCCGGGGAAGCTGCAAGGCGCATCTCCCGTCAATGATCTCGGAGCCGGGCATTTTCCGGATTCCGTCATCCAGGACGCCGCCCCGGACGATCATGCCATTGAACTGCGTGTCTACTTCGCCGGAAGGCAGGATGAAGCGCAGGTGCTGCACCTGTGCCAGTCCTTCGGTGGTGTGTAAATCGTAGTGAGCCGCTTGCCTCATACGGACATGATGCGGCAATCCTCAAATCCGTAAATAGCCGGGACTGGCCCTCATATTTCGCAGGAGACAGGCCCCTCCGTCCAGGAGTCATGATACCAGTTTTCCGAGCCCGGAGGCGTGTAAACCTCCGTGTCCTCCGTCCAGACGCCACGGGAGGAGCGCCCGGCCCAAATAGCCATGAAAATCACGTCGGCGCGGTCCGGTGAATGCAAGCCGTGTGAACGCATGTCCTCCTTGGACATCACGCGGAGGCGCCCCTTGTGATCCCACTCCATAAGGCGAGTTGTCATCTGCCGGAACGTCTCGGGGTCGAGCTCGTCAATCCGTATCCTGCCGTTGACGATGTCGCGGGCTCCCAGTATCCAGGCTTCGGAAATGGTGTTGAGGTAGTGTTCCGTATCTTCTCCCGGCTGGCCGCCGTGGAACTCCTTGAGGCGGTAGCCATCCCCCCCGCAATCCACAGGTTCCGCCATTTGCTGCACGATAGGCAGCCCCAGCCCGTCAGCGTCGCCCCATGCGTTATGAGATTCGATGCCGAGTTCCTTGAGGCGGTTTGCCATCCGGCGCCGGGCCTGTACCGTGCTTGTGTTCCTAAACGCCTGGTCCAGCCTGACAAGGTTCCCCTTGCGTATGGCAATGGCATTTTCGTCACGGCCCGCGGCAAAGTCCAGGGCGGCCCATTGTCCCCCGGACCTGAACGCCGGAGGATGGTCTATCGCATGGCGCAATTGTTCCGGAGTAATGACAAGCATGTCTTCCCCTTCCGTCCATTCTGCAAGGTGCATGGAGCGGTAAAGGGGGTGTGACTCCCCGTAGGTTTCCATGTCTTCCGCTCGCTTTTCCGGGCGGATGTGGGGGCACATGAAGGACGTGACCTTGGTACGCCGCCAGTTCTTTGCCTCGTCGTGAAAGCAACGGTAATGCTTCCCCATGGCCGGGCCGGGAGAGGAAAGATACAGATACCGGGTAACGGTGCACCGGTCCGCCGCCTCAAAAATGCCGTCCTGGACGCCTTTGGCTTCGTCCACGATGTACAGGACCGGAGACTCTGCCGTGGCGTGATACCCTTCCGCCTTTTTCTCGTCTCTGGTGGAAAACACGGACGTAAAGCCGTCTTCCGGCGTCTTGATCTCAAGCATGTTCCAGGTCCAGCCCTGGAAAGCCGGGTGTGACTGGTAAGCGCGAATAGCCGGCCAAAGCTGGTCTTTCAACTGCCGCCAGGAGCCGGAGGTAAGGACAACGCGCCCGCGGGGGAAGCAGTAGAGCCACCACAGCACGGCAGGGCCTACTAGGGAAACCGTCTTGCCGGAACCATTGGCCGCCACAATGGCCGTGCGCCGGAAGTCGTTGATGTCCTCATAGGCGTTGATTTGCCAGTCGTAGGGGTCCAGCCCTAGCATGGCGACGGCAAACTCCGCCAGACGCAACCGGCACCGGGCCACTATGTCGTCACACCGTTCCGCCATGGTCTTCTTCGTCCCTCTTCCTGCGGATGGCGTCAATCCTGTCCATGACGGAAGCTATCCTGACTTCGTCCTGGTCTGTGATCATCTCCACGGGGCCGCCGTTGGCTCCGGTGAGTTCTACGGCCTTCCGTTCCCCGTAGCGGGCATTTCTCTTCCCTGCCAGCCATTTGCGGTATTCGGCTCTATTCTTGTCCATCTGAGCGCAATCGGGGCTGCTCCCGTCAAGGATTTCCAGGCCCTTTTCCACTAGAGCGTCCGCCGACATCTCGCACGCGCGCGCGTAGTTGTGTAAAAAGTCTTCATGCTCATACATCCAGTTATAGACTGTCTTACGTTCCGGCATGTGCCCGTCCCGTACAATCTGCATCAACATTTCCCCTTCGGCAATGCGTCTGCATATTTCGTCCGCCAGAGCGTCCGTGTATTTGGTCGGACGTCCTGTCCTCTTCAGTGGAATGGTGGATTTTTTCTTCATTCTAAAAAGATTTTTCCTCTCATTTCAGGATGTTCTCGGGAATGCAATTCCAGCTCAACCGCGGCAGCCAGTGTCGGTATGATGCAAATCCCAGCTTCCATTTCTGCAATAATTAATTCTTCTTCCTTGCATTCTCCTATTTCACACAAATCAGCAAGCTTGTTAATCAGCTTGTTGACCTCTAATTTTCCAGACTGATATTCCCGGTATAACTCTAGTGCTTTTTTATTCATCTGAACAATAATGTTAAACTTCTTAAAAACGCCATGCGCCAATAATATTTGCCGTCCCTTGTGTCATTCCAGTATCGCAAGAACTCGTCCGGAGACAAAGCCAGCTTTTGGAGGTGGCGCGTAGGCATCTCCACTCCGTAAGGCATGCCGTCAACGGGTTCTCGCCCATAAATTTTTCCGGCATAGTCATCCCATTGTTCAAATGACGGTGCAAAATGGTCGGAATAACCACCAGAACCGCAAAACAGGCGCCCCTTTTTCTCGTTCTTGATCCTCTTCTGGAAATAATCACCGAGCTTCTTCTTTTTCACATCTTCTGCGTTAAAATGCAGCCAATGCACCAGTTCATGAAAATGATTATCTTTGTCGAACTCTTCTCCGCTGGAATAAAAAATGGTCCGGGTTATGGGGTTATAACTCCCCCTATTGCCAGAATTTAAATTCTTATGAACGGAATTGAGAGACGGCAGATTATTCAAAATTTCAGGATCCACCATCCGCATAAACTCATTCATGTTTTTATGGATAGTTTCCTTTGCCATGGGACGAAACTCACCGGAAACTCCATTTTCCACCTTTTCTTTGACCCAATCCCTTTCCGGATGGCGGGTTTTTAGGTCATTCATGAACGCCTCTATCTGTTCCAGAGTGGCCTTTCCACGTGGTCTCAATCCAGACTTCTTCATCAAATCCGCCATAGCAGAGTCCTTTCTTTCCGTGTTGAGCAAATCGAGCTCCATTTGCGCCGGCAACACGTTTTGTGTGCTCCCCTGCTCCGCCTGTTGCTGCATGCGCTGGGCGAGCTCGCGGGCCGGAATGGCAAGCCGTCCGTCTCTGTCCAGGGCGTCCGCTCCAAGGCGCTTCTTGAGGCTTTCCCGGAGGCGGGCGGCAAGAGCGGGGTCCTTTATCTTCTGGACGGAAGCGGACCGGTTCATGAGGCGTTCCGGCAACGTTGCTCCGAACTGGGACAGGTCCACCGAACCGGGGTTCCAGTTGGAGCCAATCAGGCCGGCCCTGATGCACTCGGCGCGGGATACGCTCTCAATGTCCATCCAGGAGTTGAAGCCGTAGAGCGGCCAGGGCAGCAGGAAGCCCCCAATAGCCGGAGAATTCATCTCGACGGCCCAAAATTGGAAGTCCGTCTTGAGCCTGACGGCGCCTTCATGCAGGACATGCAGCGGGCGGGGCATCCTGGCTCCCGGGTGCCGGACAAAGCGCCACGCCGGGTAAGCGTGGAGCATTTCCGGCGTCATCCCGCTTTCCCAGCGGGCCTGGCCGTAACAGGAACGGGTGTAGGTGTCGAAAATGAGAGAAAGACGGGACCGGGCGCCGATGTTGGTGATATGGTTGTCGCGGGCATCCGGCGTCATGCCTTCCGCGGCCATGAAGCCGCGGGCCTTGGCGATGAAGTCCGCCTTGCCCTGCATCACCCCCACCATTGTTGACGTGCCGTCCGGGAGAATGATTTCCTGCCTTTTCCCGGCCAGGAAGTCGTCAAGCATGTTGGCGAGGCGTTGCAGGAGGCTGGCCTTTTCCGTATCCGCCGTGAAGATGGAATTCACCCGTTCCGCGGCGGGCAGCATGGCCCGCTCGCGGGTGGACATGGGGCGAGCATCTATCTTCTTGCGCCGGAATATGTCAACGGGTCTTGCCATTTTTCAGGGGATTATGTGTCAGAAGAAAGGCGATCTTCTTCCATTTTCGCGCGGGCCAAGGCTCGACGCGCTTTTGCCTCCAAATATTGGCGGCGAACGGACGCGTTATCTTGGCGTGCCTGTAAATACTTTATATATGAAATCAAAGATGCCCCCAATATGAATTTCCGGCCCTCATTTTGGGACTCTGCGGTAACAAACGCCCCTTCCGCACGCAAGGTTTTTACCCTATTTACTGAAAGCCCCAACAATTGGGAAAGCTTTTCAGCAGTTACCAATCCGCCTGGAGTCGGGTGACTGTCTCGATTGTTGCTCATGGGGCAGGCAATTGAAAGAGTTCTGGCCTGAATAGCCGTGATGACGGATCAAAGGGTGGCTCCCATGTGGCGAATTGTTCGTCTTGTGGCTCCCGAACGATCTGTCCAAGGCTCAGCATGCGAACGGCGTCACGCATCATCTGCACACCGAAGGGAAAGAGACGTTCCCATAGGTCATGATGGGTCCACGCTCGATTGACAAAAAGAGTCCGCTGCAGCAGAACAGGACCGCCGTCAACCACGTTGTCCAGCCAATAGATGGTACCACCTGTTACGGGATCTCCACAGGCAATCGTCCAGCGCACGGCATCCCGCCCCCGATGCCGGGGAAGAAGAGACGGATGGAACCCAATTCCTCCCAGCCGGGCCTTGGCGAGCGCCTTGTCGGATATGTACCAATGCGAGTGCGCGGAAATAATCAAATCGGTATGTTCCGGAATATGGGAGGAAGTGAGTTTCCCCGCATCACAAACAACGGGCACATGATAACGCAGAGCAATTCCGTGAAGCTTGTCGTAGTATTGTTCCTGCGGAGCCGGCGCCACGCCGACAATGTTATGCCCGTCTTCCCGCAGAGCGGTAAAAACCGCCTTCCCGAATGATTTTTGACCGCAAATAAAAATGTTCATGATTGTTTTCCTATATATTTGAAACCTTGAACGGCGCGGAAATGGCCGCCGTAACCAGTAGATACCCCTGACAGAGTGGAAGCCTTTTTATTTCTTCTGATGGATAGAGTGCTCTTGGCTTTATTGTCCCCATAGAGATGTGCGGAAACCTGAACCCATAGGGGAGACCGTCGCAATGCACCAACCAGTTGGGGGTGAGAGGTGTGAAAGTAAGTGGGGAGCTTGCGCCCACACCTTCCACGCCCCTCAAGGTGGTATTGGGCGCACCAGTTGAGGAAACGAAGACCTACACCGGCCCCCTGCCATTCCGGCATCGTGACCAGGCGTGTTCCTCGATAACCTGGTGCGGTAAAGAAGGGAGAAACGGCCAAATGGCACGCCAATTCTCCGTCGACTATTCCGACAAAGTATTCCGAAGCCGGAGGCATGGGCAGGTCTAAATAGTAATGCGGTTTAAAGTAACGCCAATAACGGCTGTCCGTCTTGAGAATTTCGAGTTCCATCGGTGGGCGTCGCCGAAGACACCCCCTTTCAAAATGGCCGGTTTTCGTGTCGATGATCCAGTCAGGTTGAATCCAATCGAGGACGTCGTAATGAGGCGTCAGCAGCACGACCTGGCCACCTGGATTCCCACGCCTCCAGCTTTTAGCAAACGCCAGCGAACCAATACGGGCAATTTGGCGGTCGACTACCGACGTAAATTCGTCCACGACAACCTTTCTTGGTTTTTCGCAAAGGAGCCGAGCTAATCCGGCCCGGAATTGCTCCCCGTTGGAGAGGACATGAAACGGGCGCAGCCAAGAGGGAACATCCCCCAGTCCAACGCCGGCCAAGCTTCCCGTTACTTCATTGAAGTCTCCCGCAGGGGCAATGCTGTCGACAATAGGCTTGTCCGGTTCCCAACCTTGGGTGTAGTCGTGAATGAGGTTTTCCCCGAAGATGACTTTGCCAATCGAGGTTTTGCCTGACCCGGACGGGCCGACAACAACGCCAATTTGCCAGTCACCGGAAAGATCGGCCTCAATCTCAAGGTCGAAGTTGCAGCCGTTTTCCGCGTTGAAAAGGCTTTTTACCCGCGCTGCTCGGTAGGTAGAGAAGTCGGAAACCTTGTTGTGCACCTGGATATTCATACGGCGACGACCCTGCAGTTATACCCCATTTGCATGAGTTTCGTATAGACATCCTCCTGCTCTGATTCTGACGCGCACATGACGATGACGCCATACTGGTTTTCAGGAACGATGCCCGTCGTGTCCCCCAAGTCTGGAGTTTCATCACCTTCTCCAGCGCTTCCTTTCAACAGTTCTTCTAAATCCGAAGATGTGAACCCAGTCATGTCAAGACTACCCGCTTCTTGTAGGTCTGACAAGAGAGCGGCCAATGCATCGCCATCCAGGTCAGCCAGCTCCGCCAGATGGTTGTCGGCAATCATGTCCGCACGTTCATGTTCCAACGTATCATAGTGCTGGACTTCTACGGGGATTTCCTCAAGGCCGGCCAGCTTGGCAGCTGCCAAGCGTCCATGCCCTTTGACAATCATGCCGGACAAGTCCGACACAGTGACCGGAGCTCGCCAACCTGCCAGTTTGATCACCTCCGCCAGCCGCTCAATTTGTGTCTGCGGGTGGCGGTTGGGATTGTCCGGATTTTCCACAAGGTCGGCAGCCTTGCGGACTTCGTCAAAGCGGCAATAAACGGGCACTCCTGACAAGACTGTACGCGCCACTGCTTCTTTTCGTTTGTTGTTCATTGATTTTCTATTTGTTATTAATCACTCATAGTCATTATTAACCTATGACTTGTGAATATTTTTACCATCAAAAAGAGGCAAGTCATTTGCTATTTCTGGCCCTTGTTTTTCAGGTTCTTTAGGAATATCCCGGTCATAAACTCCGAGGCGTTGAGCGAACCGGAGAATAATCAATCCCCGACGCTGTGCTTCCATGTAGTCGTGAGTTTCCAGGCCGATACTGATTCTTTTCCTCTTGTATTTCTTCCCCAGGTTGAGAGACATTCTCAACTTATGGGCGCCTGATGTATTGGTTTGGATGTCTAGTTTTTTCATGATTTGCTGGTGGTGGGATTGTTCTTTCGCAGTGATGGTTTTGGGGGTCTCATTTGCTGCTGGTGGGGTTGTAGTTGATCTCTCTGTACGATTGCCAATCACACGTGATGATTGTGCCGCATAGATGGATGCGGGAAACAACGGCCGGGCCTAAATGAGCTTCCAGGGCGGCTGGGCTGTAGTTGGCAATGATGATTGTCGGCTTGCCGTTCTGGTGCCGGTAGTCAATGAGCCGTTCCAGTGCCGGGCCTGTAAAGTCCGTGTCCTTAACCTCGTGATACTCGTCGAGCACCAGCAGATAAGGCGACTTGTAGCGGGCCATGACAGAGGATTCCGAGCCCCCGCCGTTGAACGTCTCCCGCAGGGCCATCGTGTAGTCATACGCCTTGGAGTAGAGGACGCGCTTCTTGCGCCGATACATGACGCGGGCAAGAAACGTGCTTAAAACCGTTTTCCCGGTGCCGTAGCGTCCGTTTAGTACAATGATGCTTCCAGGAGTCAAAACGAGGCGGTAGGCATCACGGAGGGCCTTCTTCCATGGTTCCCCTGTTACTTCGTCGAGGCAATCAATCGCCCGGCGAGGAAAGCCTCGGTCAACCAGGCCCAGGCGTTCATAGGTTGCCTTGCGTTCTTCTTCCCGCTGTTTCTCGGCAGCGAGCGCTTCCGCTTCCAGTTCTTCAATGCTTCTTCCGTCATCCGTGGCAAGCGCTGTCATGGATGCCAAGAGGCTTTCAATGTCGGCACCTTTGAGGGCGTGCCGGGCGTCAATGGGGTCGTCAGTCTGTCCAGAGTTCATCTCTTCGTGATGGTTTAGGTGTTGATTTTGATGCGGTTCCCGCGGCATTGGCGGGCTTTAAGCCAGCTTCGGCCGAGTTGTTGCGGGCCCAGGTGGCGGCGTATTGGCGGGCCAGGGGTCGCCAGTCCGCCAGGGGGACGCCGTGCTTGTTCCGCCAGCCAACAGCGGATTGCTCGTTGAAAAACCGTTCAGCGCAGCGTGTAAGCTCGTCTCCGAGCGGGTGGAGCACTTGGGCGGCCATGAAGCGGTCAATTTCGGACACGTCCTGCGGAAATTGGCAGACTTCGCGCCCGGTTGTAGTTGGTGTAGTAGTATTATCTTCTCTTCTCTTCTCTGGTAACGGTTTTGGTAACGGTTCGGGCGTTACATCTGTAACGGTTTCATCGTTACGTCCTTTTCGGTGATTCGCAACTCGGCGGTTCGTATTGGCCCTATTCTTAGCGGTTTGGCCATTATGGCGGTCAAAATTGGGGATTGAAAGGAGGCCATTGCGTCCATTCAACCAGCCGACTTTGACAAGCCCAGCGGCGAAGCCGGGGCAGAATACGAGACGGTCGAGAAACGAATTTGTAACGGTGATAGCGTTACCAGAGACGGATTGTTGATCCGCCCAAATCCAGAGGCGAAGAAGCTTGCCGACCACGGCATCTTGATCAATGCCAAGCATGTCGGCCAACTTCACCACTTCGGGCTTGTCGGGTGTTGTGTGTTCAACCTTTATCCAGTCTCCGGCCATATCAAAAAAGCGTCAGTTGGGGGTTGTAGTTCATGATTTGACCGAGCAGAACCCGGAATGCAGTTGCCGCCACAGCCGGAACTTGTCCGTTGCCAATGGCTTTAAGGCGGTCCACTCTAGCGGCCACCCCATGAGCCACTCGACCCACGTCGGGTTCAGCTGACCACCATTCCCCGCAGTCATTTGCCTGCGTTCCTCGCTGCTGATGATGCCTTGAGTTTCCAAGGATTTCATTTTCTGAAAGCTCCCCGTCCCCCCGCACATCCCCTTGGTGCGGGGCGTTGGAAACTGTGAAACCACAGTTATCAGTTTTTTCCCTGTCTTGCGGTTGCTTTCCTTGCCTCCGCAACTGGCTGTTGGGGTTGGAAACATCCGGACAAATTCGGACAAGCCCTGTTGCTTGCTGTTCGGGCCACGTCTCTTGTGATCCGAGGCAAGGGGGCTTGGAAACATCTCCACAAACTCGTGTGGATTTGGTAGCTTGTTGCCCTCCCGAAATTTCTCGCTTCTCTTTTTCCCTGATGCAGTTGGCGTTCCGATCCATACCAAGTATCCAGATGCGTTTACGGACGTGCGGGGCTCCCACGTCGTCCGCTCCCAGCACAAGCCATTCCGCATCGTACCCGATTTCGGCAAGATCACCGAGGACTCTGGCAAGTCCTCGTCCCACAAGCAAAGGTGAGTTTTCCAAGAATGCGAATTTCGGTCGTACCTCATTGATAATTCGGTGCATTTCCCGCCAAAGGCCAGAGCGGGAACCATCAATGCCGGCTCCTTTACCTGCCGCGCTGATGTCCTGGCACGGGAAGCCTCCAGATACCACGTCAACAATTCCGCGCCATGGTCGTCCGTCAAAGGTGCATACGTCATCCCAAACCGGGAAAGGCGGGAGTAGGCCGTCATTCTGCCGGGCGAGCAGTACGCTTGCGGGATAGGGTTCGAGCTCGACGGCGCAGACGGTGCGGATTCCGAGCAGTTCGCTGCCAAGTATGCCTCCACCAGCGCCCGCGAAAAGATGTAGCTCATTCACTCCCCCTCCTTTCTCGGCTCCCATAGACAGTGTCCCCAGCACTGCGAACAAGGCAGCTTGCAGCGACGGTTGCTACTGTAAAAACAGTTAGGGCAATCCCGTCCGTCCGGTGGATTCCACGCCCTGCACGCGGCCCGTCTTTCCCTGACTAGTTTGATAAAAAATTTAATCCTGGAACGCTTACAGCAATCTGCCCGTTCCTTGGGTGTCAGATCGCCGTAACTCTCTCCATAGTCTTGCCTTGCGTAGTTACGAGCATCATCTATTTTGTGATATAGAAATGCTTTGGCCGCGCCAAGCTCGTAAAAAGCTTCCTGCTCAGGCGTCATCTTCATTTTTAATCTCCAAATAACTTTTTGAATTTATATGTTTTCTGCCACATGTAAGAATAAATCCTTCTTTTTTTAATTCTTTTAAAGCTTTATCTAAATCGGAAAGCTTTAATTTATCGGTATAGTTGTAGTAATCTATCAATAACAAAAGCAAATCATTCCGGGTGAAACTTTCATATGGACGTAATTTGAATATAATTTTAATGTCATCTTTAAGACTCATGCGAGCCTCCTTTCCAAAATCGCCGCTTGCTCGTCCGTGATATACTGCCAGCTCTGCGGCGGACGGGTCAGCCCAATGGCAGAGAGCGGCACTGTGGAAATTCTCACGGGGTCTTGGACGCCCCAGGCGTAGCAAGGCAGGTAGTTCCGCAGGTGTTCTTCCGTTACGCAGGCTTCTTTGATCAATAGTGCCAAGGCATCCCCGAACGGCATGTGCCTCAACGGGATAATACACCACAACCGGCACATGCCGATGATCGCCCGCGCCCCGTCTTTGCCGGATTCGTAGGTCCAGAACGTGACGTGTTCTCCGCAGGGGATGCGCGGCGCGTTTTTACGCAGTTCCCATGGCTTTTTCCCGTCCAGGATAAAGCCGGAGAAAGGCCGCCTGACGGATAAGAGGATGTTAATCAT